ATAATAAGGAGACAATATAATATAAGTATAACAAACAATTCGACATCAGTAATTAATGCAGAAGATAATGAAGTATTTTTACCTTTTGATGAAGAAAGATATACATTGATAAGATCTGACGGATCTACTGAAGTATTAACTCAAGACAAATTTGAGTTTACTAATGGTTCCAAAACACTCCAAATTAATGGATTGGGTACAAATGATACCGATTCTAAGTTAATTACCACAATCAGAAAAAATAACATTACATCTAAGACTAAATTAAAGTCGGTTTCTAATAGTATTATTATTGATAAGTCTAGTGTATCTGCATCAGGTATTGGAACAACTACACTTAATGATGGATTGACTTATGGAAACTATCCATTTGGTACTAGAGTTCAAGATGAGATTATATCACTGAATACCCCAGATGTCGTAAAGATTTATGGCATTTTCCAATCAAGTAGTACCTCAAATCCTACATCTCCATACATGACCACATCCCAAATGGATGGGATTACTGCAACAACAAATGATCTTATTGTTGGAGAAACATTGACTGGTTCCACGAGTGGAGCAAAGGCGATATATCTAGAAAAATTAGATGACAATAGTATTTACTTCATATATCTCAATAGTGCAACATTCCAAAATGGTGAAGTTTTAAAATTTGCCCAGTCTAATGTTAATTGTATTGCCGCAGATGTTGAACTTGGTTCAAAGAATGTAACTAATGACTTTAAGTTCTCCAATGGACAAAAAGGTAGTTATTATGATTATTCTAGAATTATAAGAAAAGGATCTGTAGGTATTCCATCCAAAAAGTTAAGAGTATACTATGCAACAGCTAATTATTCTACTTCCGATGAGGGGGATATCACTACTGTAAACTCATATTCTAACTTTGATTATGGAAAAGATATTTCCACTGTAAATGGTACCAGAAATACCGATATTCTAGATTTTAGACCAAGAGTAACTGATTACACTATTTCTGAAGGTGCTCGATCTCCTTTTGAATTTGATGGAAGAAACTTTGCTGATACCTCAGATGGTAATCAACAGAGTTCAAAACATATTATTGCATCTGATGAGTCAATGACTTTAGGATATGAATATTATCTTCCTAGAGCTGATAGAATCTACCTAGACAAGGAAGGTAATTTCAGTATTGTTTATGGTACCCCAGATGATCAACCAAGACTACCAGATAGTATTAGTGGATCAATGAATGTTGCAAATATATTTTTACCTGCATACTTATACAGTACATCTCAGGCAAAAATTAAGTTTGTAGAACATAAACGATATCAAATGACCGATATCGCTAAACTTGAGCAAAGAATTAAGAATCTTGAGTATTATACATCACTGAATCAAATTGAACAGAGTACATTAAATCTGTTTGTAGAGGATGCCAATGGTAATAACAGATTTAAGTCTGGTATATTTGTAGATAATTTTACAAGTCTTGAGCCACAAGATTCAAGTATAGGTGTTAAAAATAGTGTTGATACTAAAAATGGTATTTTAAGACCCTCACACTATACAACATCATTGAATCTGGAACTTGGAACTACAACAATTACAGGTATTGGTGCTACTTCAGATTCAAATCAAGATTCTCAATTTGCCGAAGTCGTTGGATCAAATATTAAAAAAACTGGTAGAGTAATTACGCTCGATTACGATAATGAACTTTGGTTAGAACAACCATATGCAACAAGAATTGAAAATGTGACTCCATTCCTTGTTCAATTCTGGCAAGGCGAAGTTTCATTGACTCCAGAAGTTGATGTTTGGATTGACGTTAATATTCTTGAAGTCAACAATGTGATGAGTGAAGGATCATTCCAGGGTGTTGCAGCTGCTCTTGGTGCAGAAGTAAGCACAGCCGAGGATGGTTCTAGAGTTGGTGTAAGTCCAGTTATTTGGAATTCTTGGGAAACTGTTGGTGTTAACATCGATCTCTCACTATCAAACGAACAAGAATTTATAACAACTTCAACAGATAATATACCAACTGGCAATGGATTTTTTGATAATTCGCTTCGATCAGGAATCAACGCAGGGGTGATTGAATCCACTACTATTACTGAGACACAGGTAAATAATGTTACTGCGACTGGTGGAATTGCTCTAGATCAACAAAGAACTGGTTCACAATTCACTGTTAATGAAGTTATTGAAACCGAGTCACTTGGCGATAGAGTTGTTAAGAGAGATATAATCCACTTTATGAGAACTCGTAATATTGAGTTCACAGGAACGGGATTCAAACCATTCACTAGATTATATTCATTCTTTGATAATGTTGATGTCAATAAGTTTATCGTTCCAAAATTAATTGAAATTGAAATGCTTCATGGTATTTTCACAGTAGGTGAAAATGTCAGTGGAAGAATGAATAACGGAGGATCAGCAAATTCCAGTTCTTCTTCTGTACCTTTGATTGACTTTAGAGTATCGACAGTAAACCATAAGTATGGTCCATATAACAATCCAACTGATGTTTATGATTCAAACCCTTATGATAGAAATAATGTAATTCCATCTGTTTATTCTGAATCATCCTCACTTCTTAATGTTGATACGTTTAGTCTTTCTTCAGAAGATTTCACTCAGTATGGAGGATTTATATCTCAAGGAATGATCCTTACTGGAAATAGTAGTGGTGCTCAGGCAAAGGTTGTATCAGTAAGACTTCTTAGTGATAGAGTCGGTACAGTACAAGGATCATTTAATGTACCTAATCCGGCAAATACTGCAAACCCAATTTTTGAAACTGGAAAATCTAGTTTCAGGTTGACAAGTAGTGCGACAAATAGTCAAATTCAAGGTTCCGTTACCACTGCAGGTGAATCTGTCTTCTATTCACAAGGAAGTGTAGATACTACACAAGAAACGACTCTTTCTATTAGAAACGCATCAGTTTCAAGGGAAGATTCGAGTCAACAAAGACAGATTAGTGATACTGCAACTTCTGATACATTAACTATTGAAAATATAGTTTCTACGGAAGATATTCTTAATTTTATTCCTCGTGTCACTAATACTGATCCACTGGCTCAGACATTTTTTGTTGGTGAACCTACTGGAATCTTTGTCACAAAGGTTGATATTTTCTTCCAATCAAAAGATGACAACATTCCAGTTCTGTTTGAAATAAGAGAGACTAATCTTGGTACACCATCTGCAAAAATTCTACCATTCTCTAAGAAGAGTATTGATCCAAAATTTGTAAATGTTAGTGATGATGGTTCTGTAGCAACAACGATTACCTTTGATTCTCCAATTTATTTGAATGGTAATAAAGAATATGCGATGGTTCTTCTCTCTCACTCGACAGAATATAAGGTTTGGATTAGTAGACTTGGCGAAGCAGATATTAGGACATCTGCTCAGGAAGAAGGTCAAATTATTGTTACCCAACAACCTCTTCTTGGTTCACTCTTCAAATCACAAAATGCTTCTGTCTGGACACCAAGTCAATATGAAGATCTTAAGTTTGTATTATATTCTGCAAACTTTAAACAGAATGGTACGGTACAGTTCTTTAACCCAACTCTTCCAAATTCTCTTTCCAAGATTGATCCAAATGGTCTCTCAATTGATCCTAGAGAAATTAGAATTGGAATTGGTACCACAGTCAATGATACTGGTTTAGTTGTAGGTAATACTGTTAAACAGTTAAGTAATGGTGCTGAAGGAACACTTGTTGCATTTGCAGGTTCTATTACATCCGATCTTACTGTCATCAATGCCGGTGTAGGTTATACTCCATCTGCAGGTTACTTTGCATATACTGGAATTGGTCTTACATCAATTACAGGAAAAGGAATAAATGCAACGGCAGATATAGCAATTCAAAATGGAGTTGCTATTGCAGCAACAATTAATAATGGTGGTAGTGGATATGTCATTGGTGATGTATTGACACCAGTTAGTATTGGATCGGATAATTTGGGTTCTGGAATTCAACTTTCCGTAACTGAAATTTTAGGAAACAATACTCTTATACTTAATAATGTCCAAGGTAACTTTACTACAAATTCCAGCTATCCTTTATACTATGAGAATAATTCTGGCATCACAACTGAACTCAATAAAAGTGTAGGGGGAAGTGTAATTCCAGTATCTCCGATTACTGTCACAAACCAAGGTAACTATATTAAAGTATTCCAAAGAAATCATGGTTTATATTCAAATGTTAACCGTGTCACTATTGATAATGTAAGAAGTGATGTAACACCTAATAAACTTTCCCAGTCATATAGTTTTGACTCAACTACATTTATATCATTTGATAATGCTAGTGATACCTTCAATACATTTGAAAATATTGGAGTTGCGGGTACAAATCCAGGTTATATAAAGATTGGTGATGAAATCATCGGTTATACAGGTGTAAATGGTAGAACCTTAACTGGTATCACAAGGGGTGTTGACAATACAACGGTTTCAACACATGATCAAGGTGAGTTAATTTACAAGTATGAATTGGATGGAGTATCACTGAGAAGGATTAACAAAGAACATCAATTAGCAAACGTCGTATCAAGTGAACTTTCTGAGAGTGCTATTGGTTTGGATTATTATTATGTGAAAGTTCTTATGAACGCAAATGGTACCAATAGAGCACCAGCAAACGCCGAAGGTTTCCCACCACTATACTTTAATGAAAAGGTTGAAGCAGGTGGTCCTGATGTTACTGGATCTTACAACTTACCATTCTCTCTTATCACTCCAAAAGTAACTACTATTGCTCCATCAGGAACGAATCTAATAACACAAGTAAGAACGATTTCAGCAACTAGTATTTCTGGTTCGGAACAATCTTTCAATGATGAAGGATATAAACAAGTTACTTTGTTCGACAAGAACTATTTTGACTCACAGAGAATGGTTGCATCAGGTCAAAATGAATCTTTATTGTTAGATTCTGATTCATTCCCAGGTAAAAAATCATTCACTATGTTGTTTAATCTTATATCATCTGATAAGAGATTGAGTCCTGTTATTGACCTTGACAGTGCTTCTGTTGTATTTACTTCAAACAGAGTTAATCAACCAATCACTAATTATGCAAATGACTTTAGAGTTAATAGTATTGAAAATGACCCTAATAGATTCATTTATGTATCTAAGAACGTAATTCTTGAGAATCCTGCAACGTCACTACAAGTCATTTTAGACGGATACATTTCAAATAAAAATGATGTGAGAGTATTCTATGCATTAAATCAAGATGTTTCGCCCGATGAGACAATCTTTGTACCTTTCCCAGGTTATTCAAACATCGGTTCAAATGGATCAATTCTGGACATTTCAAATAATAATGGAACACCTGACAAGAAAGTTCCTAAGATTGACTCATATCAACCAGAACCTTCTATAAATCTTTATAAAGAGTTCAAGTTTACCGTTGATAATCAAGTACCATTTAAGTCCTTTAGGATTAAGATTATAGGTACTTCTACAGATCAATCAAATGCCCCACTGTTTAGAAACCTTCGTGCAATATCATTCGCATAATATGAAAAAAATGATTCCTGTTGAGGGAATGGACGGTTATTTTAGAGATTCCTCTACTGGGGCAATCATCAACAAAAATAATCTGGAATTCCAATCATATATTAAAAACAGAGAAAAAGTTTCTGAGGAGAGAGAACGAATTAACTCTCTCCAAAATGAAGTTTCTAATCTTAAAGATGATGTAAGTGACATTAAATCAATGCTTTTAAATATAACAGATTTGTTGAATACTAGATCATAAATAGATTTATAGATAGGATCTTATTATAAATGGCTCAGCCTACTACTAGACAAGAACTTATTGACTATTGTTTAAGGCAATTGGGTGCTCCTGTTTTGGAGATTAACGTTGCTGATGAGCAAATTGAAGATCTTGTAGACGATGCCATTCAATATTTCCAAGAAAGACACTTTGATGGTGTTTCACAAGTATACTTAAAGTACCAGGTCACTCAGGCTGACGTAGATAGAGGAAAGGCAAGACCACCGGGTGCACCAAGTGCAGGTTCATCACCAGGAATTGCTTCAACTACTGCTTCTGCGACAATTGGTGGAAGTTCAACAACATTTACATACTATGAAAATAGTAATTTCCTACAAATTCCACCTAACGTGATTGGAATTAATAAAGTATTTCAGTATGATGATGCTCAATCTGTTAGTTCATCTAACATGTTTAGTTTCAAATATCAACTATTTCTAAATGACATTTATTATTGGGGAAATACTGACATTTTGTCATATTCAATGGCAATGAGCTATCTTGAGACCCTCAACTTCTTACTCAATACCCATAAACAAATAAGATTCAATCAAAGACAAGATAGAATGTATCTTGATGTTGACTGGAGTAATCTAAAGGCAGGTGAATTTTTAATCATCGACTGTTGGAGAACCAGTGATCCTAATGACTATCCAAGAGTTTATAATGATTCATTCTTGAAGCCATATTTAACTGCATTAATAAAAAGACAATGGGGTCAAAACTTAATCAAATTCCAAGGTGTAAAACTTCCTGGTGGTATTGAGTTCAACGGGAGACAACTTTTTGATGATGCACAAGCAGAATTAGATAGAATTCAAGAAAGAATGTTAAGCACATACGAACTCCCACCACTCGATATGATAGGATGATAGATTATGCTTAATCCTTTTTTTCTAAATGGTTCTAACACTGAACAAAGTTTAGTTCAAGACCTTATTAATGAACAATTGAAGATGTATGGTGTTGAGGTATATTACTTACCAAGAAGATATGTCACATCAAAGACGGTTATTCAAGAGGTAATACAATCTAGTTTTAAAGACGCATATCCAATTGAAGCATATGTTGATAATTATGAGGGATATAGTGGTCAGGGAAGTATTCTCTCAAAATTTGGTATCGAAAACAGAGATGATTTACAATTAATTATCTCAAAAGAGAGATTTGAAAATTATATAACACCATTGACAGAGAATTTACCTGATATTGAACTTACTTCTAGACCAAAAGAAGGAGATTTAATATATTTTCCACTTGGAGACAGATTATTTGAAATTAAGTTTGTAGAACATGAGCAACCTTTCTATCAACTTAAGAAAACTTATGTTTACGAACTTAAGTGTGAACTCTTCAGATATGAAGATGAAATTATTGATACTAATGTGGATGAAATTGACGATGAAATTGCACAAATTGGATATATTCAAACACTTACATTAATTGGATCTGGAAGAACTGCGACTGCAACACCCAATATTTGTACATCTGGATCTATTAGTGGAATTAGAATGACAAATATGGGTAGAGGTTACACATCTACTCCTACAGTTGGCTTTTCTTCTGCACCAGATGGTGAAATTACTGCCACGGGTATAGCATCAGTGTCGTATGTGTATCCGAATTGTGATGGTAAGAGTGGAAGAGTCGAAGATATTAATATTACAAACGCAGGTTGTGGTTATGACACTATTCCTCTTATTAGTATACGAGGTGGTGGTGGAGCTGGTGCAACAGCCAAAGTTGTAGGTCTTGCAAAAACTGGATCGGTTTATAGTTTGACTATTGGAGACGGTGGTTCTGGATATATAAGTGCTCCAACTGTTGGAATTTCTACACCAACCCATGTTGGAGCTGAAGCAACTGCAGTTATTGGAGCTATCACTGGATATGGTGCAAGTGTTGTTTCTGCACCGATTAGTACTGGACCGGCACAATATCTTTTCCCTGGTGGAACTACTGGCGGTGTTTTTTACAAGTCTGCACCTACTGTTACGTTCTCTCCGCCAACAGGAACTGGACAAGGAGCACAAGCTACTGCAACATTAGATGATTATAATACTACGGGAGGAACTATTCTTTCTCTCACTTTAACGGACGAAGGTAAATTCTACACCAGTGCTCCAAGTGTCACAATAAGTCATCCAGGTTATAGTTTCGCATCGGCAGTTGTTGGTTTGGCAGGATCATCTATCGATCCAAATTCATTAGTATTCACCTCCACAGGAAGAGCATATTTAACTGCTCCTACTGTTACAGTTGGAACTGGTGTTGGAACAGTTACACCAATCGAAACCGCGGTTGGTATTGCAACAATTAATCCAATAACCGGTGTTGTAACTGCAATATCGTTCAATGAATCAGATCCATGGGCAGTAGGAACTGGTGCAACAATTGGTATAGGTTATACTGTTGATCCGTCAATTTCATTCAGTGGATCACCATCTCCGATTAATGCAACTGCATCGGTAACTGTATCTGCTGCAGGTTCTGTCACATCAATTTCAATTGGAAATAGTGGTTATGGTTATGCATCGACACCAACAGTTTCAATTGCATCACCTACGGGAATCAATACCGAGTTCACAGCAACAGGTATTGCTACCATAAGATTTAATTCAGTATCATCTTCGGGTACAATTTCAACTACATCATCTGTTATTACGGGTATCAATACAAGTAATATTGTTGTAGGTGATAGAGTAAGACTTGGTATTGGATACAGTGATTACTATAATTTCATTCCAAGTGGAACATATGTTACAAACATTGGTTTAGGATCTATTTTTATAAGTCAACAATCGACAAATGTTTCAATCGCATCATCCACATTTGAGTTTGGTATTGATAGGTGTGGTATTGTTACAGGTATTATAATCACAAACGGTGGTGGTGGTTATATTGAAACTCCTACTGTAACTATTTCCAATGACGTTTCATTCAAAAATTATGTTGATGTAAATCCTGGTGTTGCCACTGCAACTGCACGTGCATCTGTAAGTACTGCGGGTATTGTAACTGCAATTTATATTGTCAATTCTGGTTCCCAATACGTATTAACACCAACGGTAACAATTTCTGCACCGGCACCTATCACCAATAGTAGCGGAATTGGTACATTTATATTCAATGAAATTATAGTTGGTCAAACATCAGGAACAACCGCAAGAGTGAAGGAATGGAATGAAACCACCAATAAACTTGAAGTTAGTATTGTTGACGGGGAATTCACTCCAGGAGAAGCTATTGTAGGAAGTGATTCGAATGCTAGTTACACACTTTCAGTTCAAAATACTGATGACATAGTTACTCCATATGCAGATAATGATATTATAGAATTTGAAGCAGATTCGATTATCGATTTCAGTACATCAAATCCGTTTGGTATGCCTTGACTAAAAAGTTGTTAAATAGAGGTATATGTTACAAAAATAATGTTTGAGTATTTTTACAACGAGATCTTTAGATCCGTGATCATTGGATTTGGTTCAATGTTCAATGGTATACAGATCAAGAAGAAAGATGATAGTAATGACACATTTAGTGTCATTAAAGTTCCTCTTGCTTATGGTCCTACTCAAAAGTTTTTAGCAAGACTCAAACAAAATTCTGATTTGAATCACCCAACTCAAATGTCACTCCCCAGGATGTCATTTGAATTTAGTAATCTTTCATATGATTCTTCTAGAAAATCTACTCAAACACAACAACTTGTTTTAACAAGTGAAGATGGAACGGAAGAGAGGAAATCATATTTACCCGTTCCTTATAATATGACAATTCAACTTTCAATTTATACAAAGTTGAATGATGATATGCTTCAGATAATTGAGCAGATTGTACCATATTTTCAACCAGGATATACGATTCCAATCAAGTTTTTGGGACAGTTCAAAGAAACAATGAATGTTCCTGTGCAACTTGATAATATTGACATGACCGACGAATATGAAGGTAATTTTGATACCAGAAGGGCACTCATCTATACATTAACTTTTACTGCAAAGACTTATGTCTTCGGACCTCTCAAGGATGTATCTGGAGATATTATTAAAAAAGCTGTCTCTTATACACATCTGACGCTGCCGACGATCTACTCTGTGTAGATCTCGGTGGTCGCCGTATC